CCCGGGTCTGTAAGAGGGCCCGGGGGACGCGTCAATAACCAGGGTTAATATGAGACCCCTCTACTCGAAAGGAAAACTCATGCTACCCGTTGTTAAGATCGCCCTTATTGGACTGACCTCTTCCGGAGCTAGCGTGCTCACTGACCGACTCTTTAGTACGGTAGTGAAGAACTCTAGCGGATTTGCAAAAATCCTGCTATGGTTCGGATCTGCTGGTATTAGTCTCGCAGTTAGTGGAGCCGTTGCCCGAGAAGTTAATAAGCAGTTCGACGAGGCAGTCGATGCTATCAAGGACATGAAGGACCACGTCGAGATCGAAGACTGATCTCACGCTTATACCTCATTAACATGGGGTATAGGCTTTTGAAAGGAACACACATGCCTGGAAAGATCATAGCCCATCATACCCATCTCAGAATCGATACGGAGTTTATCGAACTCAGGGACTGCTTTGAAGCGTTCCGTCGAGGGGTGGAGTATAAAGAAAAGAACGACGTAGACGACATCCTCGTCATCTGCAATACGACCGACCTCATTGAATACCAGCTCAAGAATGGGGACAGCGTCATTGTCACTCACGATCCGATTCACCGGATCATGGTTATGCGATTGTTCCTCCACGATGAGAACATCGCTCTCAAACCTGTCTACATCTACAACAACCGTGAGTATCAGATCGCCTGTGAGTTCCTTAGGCAGATTCTTCACGATAAAATCGATCTCAAAAAGGAGTGGCTCGTATGAGCAAAGTGTTTAAGAGCGCTGCCGATTATTTCAACATTTATGGAGAGTTGATTGAGGAGAGTGAAGAGTTCGCCGACGTCAAGCTAGAAGACTATGTTGATGAATTTGTCCCAGTCAAGCCTTCTTGGATTGGGCGCTACAGCGGACAGATGCATTTCGATCTACCCAGTGGAACCGAAGTGAGTTTCTACAAGCAGCCGAATATGGTCTATGCGGATATTCTCTACTTCGGTGGCGTACGAACCATCCTCTTCAAGTGCCGACAGAAGAAGAACCTCAAGAAGTTTATCAACGAAGTCCTGTATCTTGCTTCAGGCAAGACAAGCGACATTCACCCTGACTACCGAGCCTGACAATTAAGGAGCACACAATGGCACGACTGAGCAACATCACAATCGAGAACGCCCGCATCTTCTTCAAGGACTTCTCCGCCTCTGGTCCATTCGCCGGTGGCACAAAGCGCACATTCTGCGTCGAGATCCCTGAGGAGATGATAGGCGACCTGCAGCGAGACGGGTGGAACGTCAAGTCACGGGAGTCTCGTGTGGATCCTGACGCTGTCACATGGTATCTCAAGGTGGAGGCGTCTTACCGTAGTCGTCCTCCGAAGGTGGTCTGCATTCCTAGCATTACCAAGCGGAAGGTTTACCTCAGCGAGCAGACTATTGACTCTCTGGACTACGTCGAGATCCTGAACGTGGACCTCACAATCAACCCATACCAGTGGGAAGCCAATGGGAACTCTGGTGTTAAGGCGTACCTCGGGACGATGTATGTCACTATCGCCGAGGATCCGCTGGATGCCAAGTATGCAGACGAAGAGGCTGCGTGATGTCTACATTTTCTATGGATGCTGGGTCTATTGCCGAGCTTTGGCGTATGAATCCTGAGCAGAATGCAGCATATCCCCCTAAGCTTTCAGGGCAGATCATCGCTAATGTGCAGTGGAAAGATGACAAGGTACACTTCGATCTAGGTGATGTTACCGTTATCTCTGATCCTAGTGACATCTACGTATTCGAGAAGCCCGACAATTTCGTACTCAGAGAGTATCTGGAGAAATGAAGATCAATTGCGAAGAACTCTACATCGTCTGGGAGGCCTGGAACAAAGGCGACAACCCTCTCGATAACCCATTCGTGATCCGGTATAAGACTGTCCTTGGCGAGACTCGCAAGATTCTCGTGAATGACATCGAGACGGACACCGACCACAACTGCTATCTGATAAAGGGGTTTAACCACCACTTCGCTCGGGTCAAGCGATTACTCCAACTCAATTATGAGTTCGAGATTGAGGACGACGGTCTCTTCGTGCTCAACGGTTACTGGTGACTGAATCCCCCGGGTCTGTAAAAGGGCCCGGGGGTCTCTCATAGAAAGGACACACAATTGGCAAATGGACTTATTGTCTCTGCAGACGACATCCGTAGGGCAGTTGCTCAGGCTGAGGAAGAGGAGAAGCGAGCCCTCAAGTTAGCCCGAGAGCAGGACATCGCAAATGGGAAACCCCCTCGTAAGGAGCTACACCCAGACCGAATCATCAAACCCGGAAAGGATATTGTCTTAGAATATATCAAGAACCCCAATCGACGTGAGACCCCAAGGTGTACCATCAAAGTGATGACCCGGGATACTAATGGGTATACCGGTAGTAACGGATACAAATTCCTGATGAGTATCCCAATGGTTCGAAACCGTGAGCTTGCTGATAAGATCGCCGATGATCTTCGTAAGTTTACGGATTACATTCTTGACGAGTATGACATTCCGAAGCGGATCCATAAATGACTCGTAGGAATGGGCTGATTGTCTCATCTGATGATATTCGTCAGGCCGTACGGGAGTATGAGGATCGGAACATTGCCGAGCCCATTCGTCCCACAAGGCCCTACCGCCCTGGACACACCGAGGAATACTTCAGGGGTATCCCGGGTAAGGATGTAGTCCTAGATTACATCATGGATCCTAATCGCAGAGATTCACTTCGCGTCCAACCCTTTATCGAAAGGCGAGAAGGCAATGGCGGGCGTGGATACCGACTCTGCTACGACGTGCGGCTTCTCAAAGATCGAGAGATCGCCACTCGTGTCTTGATGGACGGGGCACGATTCCTAGACTATGTCATTGACGAATACAACATCCCTAGAAGAAGGAGAACACAATGATGCAGATCAAGTTCAAGAAAGGCCAGATCCCATTCAAGAAGCTGCAGGAACTACTTGAGTCGGGTCTTGATGGGGAGGAGTTCGATCTGCCGGAGGTCATCTGCAGTAACTCAATCTACTACCTATACAAGATGCACCACTACGGGATCTCGGACACCTGGTCTCTGGACCTCATCTCAAAGAACACCGGACGTACTCTGAAGTACCACCTCAACCCACATGAGTTCTTGGTGAGTGATGGAGATGCCATTCGAGTCAGCCCCGAGTATCGCATTTACACTTGGCTGAGCTTCTGGGGTAAGTGGCATGGGTCTGAGCATCACCCGGCTGGGCTCTGGCTAGATGGAACGTGGTATCCGTTCTACTCCATTACTCGGATCAACGGCAAGCGAGAGGTCGTGGTCGGAGTAAAGCAGGGCGGAAAGAACAAGGCCTTCCTCATCTCGGAGGAGCTGGGCAGCGAAGTCACTTACAACCTGGGTAAGTGGATCGTAATGAACTACAAGTGGCTTGACCACACCGACTGGAACTGAAAGGACACATAACCATGGATGTAAAGACATCGCTTAATGATATCTTCGGAGTCAAAGACAAGGATCTCGCCCATATGGCCAATGGGGTCAGGGAGTGCGTCGAAGCAAAGAGGGACATCTTCATCGACTTCGGAGAAGGCGCCGAGGAGATTGACGACGTCCTGTATAACAGATACAACAAGAAGGCGACCTTTTTCTACAAGTTCGGAGCCGACAGGCGCTCCATTACCCTATGGGAGTCGGACAACCCCACCTTCCACTTCAACGCCACTCTCGGGTTCTACAAGCTGAACCCGATTCGCCAGAAGCGAGAGGTGAAGGACAACAAGACCACTACCACTCTTAACTTGGATGGGTTCTTCGAGTACTGCGAGGCTACGCTGGCTTGTGGGAATCTGATGGAGATCTTGTATGACGGTGAGATCGGTGCAGTCTGCTCTATCAACCGAGTATACGATGATGGTTCAGTCGAATTCCGATTTTCGAACTATCCGAGATACTTCTCCCACTCGGCAATCATCCTGAAGCCTGAAGGGGAATGGGAGTTCACTCGAGAGTATCCTGGTATCGGTAAGGCGTCCAAGGACCCTTGGGTTGTTAAGCAGAAGGCCCCAATCAAGAATGATTCCTTCGGAAAGAATTTCCTTAAGGAGGTCGGCCTTGAGCTGAAGAAGTTCGGTACCCAGGCAATGGTCCGAATCGGCGATGAGGTATACTACTTTGTGAGTGCCTCAGTGAATACTGAAGCAAACCGGATGACGGTATACCTATCATCGAACCTTGGGAATGCTCAGGCGTTCTTCTTCCCCATGTCCATGCGGTGGAACTTCGACAGGAAGCATCACGCTTGGGTGCCCGACTTCTTCGAGGACGTTATCTATCCCACACTCGATATCATCCTCAATTTGAACAAGAACAGAAACGCGACGCACTACGTCTCTGGTGTTCAAATGAAGTACATGGATTCGGCCCAAGTATCCATCATCAATGGCGCCATCTTCCGATACAAAGATGAGTATGGAGACATGAAGATGTTCTGCTCCACCCCTGAGACAAAGCTCCGGGTTCTCAAACTCGGAGATGAGACTCAGCTTCACCTGGAGCATGCCAGGAAGATGAAGCTTGACTGAGTGGAGAAACTGTCTGCCCCCATATGAGCGCTACATGTGCAGTGATGACGGGCAGTTCATGAACGAGAACACCGGTAATCTGAAGCAAGTCTTCTGGAATCACACCGGTCGTCCTCAAGTGGGCGTGTGGGATTGCGCGACAAAGAACACGAAAGTACTCTATATACATCTCTTGATGTGGGAGGCTTTTGTTGGACCTGTCCCTGCAAACCATTTCATCGTCCCCATCGATGGGGATTGGCATAACCTCGTGTTGGAGAATCTGGAGGCCGTCACTGTCTCGGAGTATAGGAAGAGGCAATTCCGCGCTAGTGAGATGGAATACGACCGAATCTTCAGAGAGACCCAGAGCGAGTTCGACGACTGGATCTTCGGTTCCTGTACCGAGTCTGAAGAAGAAAGGAGACATAGACTCGCATGACGGTGACGTATCGACCTGAGCAGATTCAGGCGGTCCGTCAACTGCGAAACGGCAGCATCTTAGCAGGTGGCGTGGGCTCGGGAAAGACCCTGACGAGTTTGGCGTGGTACCTCACGTCGATTTGTAACGCCGCCTCGTTCAAGAAAGGGGGGTCCTTGGCTAAGAAGAAGGTCAAGGGCTCCCCTACGCTGTATGTCATCACCACCGCTAAGAAGCGGGACTCCCTTGAGTGGGAGGAGGAAGCTGCGCGTCTCGGTCTGAGTACAGATCCTGAGTGTTCTTTCACCGGTTCATCCATTGTGGTGGACTCGTGGAATAACATCGGAAAGTACTCGGATCGAGAACACGCGATATTCTTTTTCGATGAGCAGCGTGCTTCTGGCAGTGGACGGTGGGTTAAAGAGTTCCTCAAGATAACTAAGAAGAATACCTGGATAATGCTCTCAGCAACCCCGGGAGATGTCTGGATGGATTACCTCCCGGTGTTCATGGCGCATGGGTTCTTCAGGACTCGGACGGAATTCATTGAGGACCATGTCGTATACGACCGGTTCGTCAAATACCCAAAAGTAAAGAAATACCTGGGGACGGCTAAGCTCGAGCGTTTGAGACGGAGTATCCTTGTTGAGATGCCCGTGGAGCGTCATACTACCCGGGAGAGGTTCAGAATCCCCTGTGGGTATGATAAAGAGCTGTATAAACGGGTTGTGAAAACTCGTATGGATCCTTGGACAAACGAACCCCTTCGAGATGCAGGTGGGGTCTGCAGAACCCTTAGAAAGGTGGTCAGCGATAATGACTGGCGTTCAGACAAGGCCTTCAAATTTCTCTCGAGCCATGAGAAGGTCATCGTCTTCTACAACTACGACTATGAACTCGAGCGAATTCTTGCAGTTTCGGCTCGCATTGGATGCCCTACGGCTCAATGGAATGGACATCGGCACGATATATTACCACGAGGAGAAAGATGGATCTATATCTGTCAGTACACCTCTGCAGCAGAAGGTTGGAACTGTGTTTCTACCGATACAGTTCTATTCTGGTCCCTCAACTATTCCTGGCGAGTCACCGAGCAGTGTGAAGGACGAATCGACCGACTGAATACCCCATACTCGAAGTTGAAATACTACTTCCTTGAGTCGGATTCTTCCATTGATCAAGCTGTGAAGCGTTCGCTCAGAGCGAAACAGATATTCAATGAGAAGGCGTTCGCGAGGTCAAACGGTTGCTCTTGAATGTCGCCTGGCCCACTTTTACTGTTGCCTTTGCCCATTTTACTGTTGCTTTTCACCAGTTGCCTTTGCCTTACTGGTGTGACTTGTGTGACTGATGAGGCGATTTTTGGAGGGGTGGGCCAAAAAAGTGGGCCAGGCGATTTTTGGCGACTTGGACTTTTCCTTGGAATTGCAACGAAAAGTCGGGGTGGGCCATTTTTTGTGAAATAATTTATTTGCTAGAGAAATTTATTTTTATAGTATATATAGGATTTTCACAAATTTTTGGCCCACCCCAAGAATCGCAAAGGCAACCGGTGATTACTGTTGCTCTTCCCCTAGCCTCGCAAACTCGGGGTATAATGATAAGAAGGAATAGATGAAGCCTATCCCTTCTTATGAGCTTACCAAGAGGAGCACACATGCGTGAGTCTCAGTTTCAATCTCAGTTGATCAAGAAGCTGGGTAAGATGCTGCCCGGGGCTATCGTTCTCAAGAATGACCCCAACTACATTCAAGGCATACCGGATCTCATCATCCTCTACAAGGAACGATGGGCGGCCCTTGAAGTGAAGCGAACTCGGCTGGCTCAAGTCCAGCCCAACCAAGCACACTATGTCCGTACGATGAACGCTATGTCGTACGCGGCATTCATCTGTCCAGAGAACGAGCGAGAGGTTCTCAGTGAAGTTCAACGATCACTCTGCGCTTAACGGCGCCCACGCATTTCTTTCGGCCAGTAAGTATCACTGGCTTAACTATTCCCCCGACAAGTTGATTGAGACATTCCGAACCGCCCAGGCGGCGGCTAAAGGGACTCGTCTTCACGAGCTTGCGGCAGAGCACATTCGTTTGAAGATGCGTATGCCCCGAAACAAGGTGACGTTCAACAACTATGTGAACGACGCCATCGGCTTTCGAATGACACCGGAGCAGGTTCTGTTCTACTCCGTCAATTGTTTCGGAACCGCCGATGCGATTTCCTTTGATAAGTGTCTTCTACGCATCCACGATCTTAAGACAGGGACTCATCCCGCTAAGATCGACCAGCTCATGATCTATGCCGCGCTCTTCTGCCTTGAGTACAATGAGCGTCCTGCTGAGATCAATTATGAACTCCGGATCTATCAGAATGATGAGATCCTCGTTGCTAATCCTGATGGCGAGGAAATCGCCCGGATTATGGACATCATCATTCAATTCGACAAGATCATCGAGAAGGTGAAGGAGGAGGAAGCCTAATGGACTTGGCCCACTACGGTGTAAAGCGTAAGAGTGGCCGTTACCCGTGGGGATCTGGTAAAGACCCCCGCCAACATTCAGGAGACCTCCTCTCTACCATCAAGGATCTCAAGGCGAAAGGTCTCAGCGAGACTGAAATCGCCAAGGGCCTTGGAATGACCACTACTCAACTCCGAGCGCAGAAATCGATCGCCAAGAACGAAAAGCGCAAGGCTGATGCCGCCATGGTGGCTCGACTTAAGGAGAAGGGGATGTCTAATACGGCTATTGGCCGCCGTATGGGCATTAATGAGTCCTCTGTTCGTGCTCTTTTAGACCCTACCCTCAAGGAAAGAGCAGGGAGTACTGAAGCTCTGGCAAAAGAGCTCAAGAAGAGCGTCGGAAAAGACGGATTGGTCGATGTTGGGCTTGGTGTTGAGACAAACCTCGGTGTAACCGGGACCAAACTCAAGACTGCTACCTCTATGCTCGAAGCTGAGGGCTATCACGTTCACAAAGTGAAGGTGACTCAGCAGACAACGGGTAAGCAGACCGAAATGAAGGTTTTGGTGCCTCCGGGCATGGACTACAAGACGGTTTTGGCCCGCCGTGGCGAAATCAAAGCCCCTGGTGTCAATGTTGAAGACCGTGGACGAACGGTTTATGGCATTGAGAAGCCCACCGCCATTTCAAGTAAGCGCCTTAAGGTCCGTTATGGTCCTGAGGGCGGAACTGATATGGATGGTGTCATCGAACTTCGACGTGGGGTCAAAGATTTGTCCCTTGGAGGTTCAAACTACGCCCAAGTTCGAATTTCGATTGATGGCACCCATTTCCTTAAGGGAATGGCTATGTATTCGGATGACATTCCCAAGGGATATGACATCCGGTTCAACACCAACAAGAAGAAGACCGACAACAAGCTTGATGCCCTCAAGCCGATGAAAGACGACCCGGCCAACCCATTTGGGGCGGTAATTCGTAAGCAGATGCATTACGAATCGGGTGGTAAGAAGAAGCTGAGCGGTATCAACATTGTTAATGACGAGGGTACTTGGGGAGACTGGTCTAAGACTTTAAGCTCCCAGTTCCTTTCGAAACAGCCGGTCTCTCTTGCAAAGCAGCAGCTTCAGAAAGTCCGGGATAAGCGTAAAGCCGAGTTCGAAGAGATCATGGCGCTTACGAATCCCGCGGTCAAGAAGAAACTCCTGCAGTCATTCGCTGACTCATGTGATTCAGACGCCGTGGATCTAAAGGCCGCCTCTCTTCCAAGGCAGGCCAGTCAGGTAATTCTCCCCGTGCCTAAGATGAAGCCTACGGAGGTTTATGCCCCCAACTTCAAACATGGCGAGAAGGTTGTTCTGGTTCGGCACCCCCATGGTGGAAGATTCGAGATCCCTGAACTGACAGTCAACAACAAAGACCCCAATGCTCGTCGAAGCATCGGGTCTAAAGTTAAGGACGCCATTGGAATTCACCCCAAGGTTGCTGAGCGACTCTCGGGTGCAGATTTCGATGGGGATTCAGTTCTGTGTATCCCGAATAACTCCGGCAAGGTCAAAACATCCCCGGCCCTTAAAGGGCTGAAGGACTTCGATCCAAAGGCTAGCTATCCTAAGTACAAGGGAATGATCCCCATGTCTAAGGAACGCACCCAGCTTGAGATGGGAAAGATCTCCAATCTCATTACGGACATGACCATTGCTGGAGCCACCCAGTCTGAAATTGCCCGGGCTGTTCGACACTCCATGGTTGTAATTGACGCCCACAAACACGAGCTCAACTACAAACAATCCGAGATCGATAATGGAATCGGGGCCCTTAAGAAGAAGTACCAGGGTGGAACAACAGGTGGAGCTGCCTCCCTAATTTCAAGGGCAGGGTCTACAGCATACCTACCTGAGAGAAAAGCCCGGTCCGCTTCAAAGGGTGGGCCTATCGACAAGAAGACGGGGCGTAAGGTTTGGGAAGAAACCGGACGCACTTATAAGAAACCCATCTTCGATAAGAATGACCCCACCAAGGTAGTGGAATGGAAGACTGAGCGGTCTATAACCAAGTCCTCTAAATTGGCCGAGGCTCATGATGCATTCTCCCTGGTCTCCAAAAACGGGAGCACCATTGAAACGGTGTACGCTAATCACTCCAACTCTTTGAAGGCCATGGCCAACGAAGCACGGAAGGCTACACTGAAGATCCCCTCTGTGAGAAAGAACCCCCAGGCTGCAAAAGCCTATGCCCCTGAGGTTAAATCCCTGAAGGCCAAGATTAATGAGGGCCTCAGAAACAAACCCCGGGAAAGACAGGCACAGGTCCTAGCAGATGCGGTTGTTCGGGCCAAAAAGCAGGCTGATCCGAGCCTAGCCAAGGACAAAGAACGCATGTCAAAAGTCCGCCGCCAGGCTTTAGCCGAGGCCCGGGCAAGAACGGGGGCTGGTAAGAAGCCTTTCCTGCTAACTCCTAAGGAATGGAGAGCTATTCAGGAAGGTGCTGTCTCACAGGCAATGCTAAACAAAGTCCTTGAAATGGCTGATGAAACTAACGTTCGAGAGCTAGCTACTCCTAGGTCCACACCTAAGATCTCTAGCTCTATGATCAGCAGGGCCAAGGCTATGTCTAGCAGAGGGAAGACTGCTGCTGAGATTGCTGAAGCTTTAGGAATCTCAACAACATCAGTACACCGAGCACTAGAGGAAGGGTGAGAATATAATATGATCACTACCTCTACACTGGGCCTCTATGTGGAGGTCTATCATGGCTAGGATGCTTAGTACAGTAGACAATCCATACGATCCAAGAACTTCTTGGGACGAATGGTTTGCTTTTGACACCTCTCACGGCTACTGGACATGTGGCTTGCTAGCTAGATTCGTTGATTCTTCAAGTTCTTTGAGTGATGAACTTGATTCTGAAGAAATTGAAAATGCAATTGATCGAATTCTGAAGTTTGATGGAACGAATTTCTATCAAGTCTTCGAAGTTGACGATTGATTTTCATTTTCAATTCCTTCGAACCGGGGGAGGGGGAGTCTCATTTCAGACCCCCCGCCCTCATCGCCGCCCCCTCCATATTTTCCCCGGAGGGATATTTGGATGGCCGATTGGGGACTAGGTTCCAGGATCTGCAGGAAGGTTTTTTTGTGTGCTCCTTTCCTTCCAGGTCTCGCTCATAGTGGGTCCTGGAATCTAGCCCTCAATTGGCCCCAAACGCCCTCTACAAAGGAGCAAAGTATGGGCAAAAGGGCTACGACCCCGTCGAAACCCGCCCGAACTGTGGAACAACGAGAGGCCCAGATGATCAATCTGGCGCTTGAGCTCGCTGAGAAGCAGTTACGAGAGGGTACAGCACCGGCTACTACGGTGAATCACTATCTCAAGCTCGCCTCGACACGAGAACAACTCGAGGTGGAGAAGCTGAGAAACGAAACAGCACTCCTCGAGGCAAAGAAGGTGGCGCTTGTTAGCGCCGAGCAAGCCGAGAAGACAGCCAAGGAAGCCATCGAGGCCTTCCGTAAGTACTCTGGAGCGGGAGATGTTACGGACGTATACTGAACTATCTAGACTCGAGACCTTTGAGGAGCGGTTCGATTACCTTGCTCTCACCGGTCAGGTAGGAACTAGTACGTTTGGCTTCGATCGTTACCTGAACCAAAGATTCTACTCCTCAACCGAGTGGAAGAAGGTCAGGAACTTTGTTCTGGCTCGGGATGAAGCATGTGATCTCGGGATCGAAGGGCTTGACATCAGATACATGCCGCTAATCCACCACATGAATCCGATTCAACCCAGAGATCTCGAGGAATTCAATCCAGACATCCTTGAGCCAGAGTTTCTCATCACAACTTGCAAGAATACCCACAACGCGATACACTTCGGAGACCGATCTCGGTTGACAACGCAAGTCGTTGAGCGTAGACCGAATGATCAGGCCCCCTGGAGGATCTAATGGGAACCATTCTTGAGGATACCAAGAAGGCGCTCGGAATCGTTCCGAATTATGACGCCTTCGACGACCAGATCCTGATGCACATCAATACTGCACGGATGGATCTCGTACAACTCGGGGCAAAATGCAACACCCCGATTGAAAAGACGACTGGCTGGGACGTCTTCGACAACATCGACGACGAATCGGCCATAAAGAGCTACATTGCCATGAAGGTTCGGCTGATCTTTGATCCGCCTTCGAACTCCTTCGTGGTCACTTCCTATCAGAAGCTGATCGAGGAGGCAGCATGGCGGATCGTGTTCCAGACGGAGCAGAAACCGTAGAGGATCTTGTCCATCATGGCGTAAAGGGTATGCGTTGGGGCGTGATCCGCGCCAAAGCCGCTCGAGGGAGTAAGGTTGTACGTGGGACACTCCAAAGCGCAGGATCCTCTGTCAAAAAAGGCGCTCTCGCAGCCAACAATGCCCGTATCTCCTACAAGCTCAAAAAGCAGGATAACAAGAGATCAAAAGGCGGACGCCTCTCCTACAAGAAGTTCACTGACGCAGAGCTCAACTCCCGTATTAACCGGCTGGAGCGAGAGCAACGCTATCGGGAGCTCAAGGCCGATCGCCACCTGGTTCGAGGTCGTCAGGTCACTAGGCAGATCCTCGAGCAGAGCCTTACGAAGGCAGGGACTTATGCAGCCACCAAGGCCATGAAGAACGCCTTCGATACCGGTTGGAGCGACTCCAAGAAGATGGGCGCCGAGAAGATGTTCGATCGTGCGGCAAAGGCCGCTACGAAGGCGGCTGAGGCGGTCCAGACTGCAGCTGCAGAAGCAAACAAGACTGCTGCAGCTACACCGACTCCGACTAAGCCCAGCAAGCCTGCTGGACCCGCTCTATCCAAGGCTAAAGCACCTAAGCAACTCGAGAAGGCAAAGTCATATAAACAGACTAAGCCTTCGAATAAGCCCAAGCGGCGTCCTCGTAACCCAGGAAGTCCACTTTAGCGATGTTGTCGAATACCGCAGTACCAAAATACTATGGTATGTTTCGAGACGCGGTAATTAGAGGAGAGATTCCTGTCTGCGAGGAAATCTCCTGCGAGATGAATCTGATCGATGCTCTGATTTCCGATCCTACATACTACTATGATGACCAAGCTGTCGAGGGGTTCATCGCCTACTGCGAGAATGAACTCACACTTTCAGACGGAGAAGACCTCCATCTGCTAGACAGCTTCAAACTATGGGCTGAGCAGCTTCTCGGATGGTATTACTTCAAGGAGCAGAAAGTCTACGTCCCTTATGAGGATGGCGTAGGCGGTCGTTACGAAACGAAGACCATCAAGAAGCGTCTCACAATCAAACAATACCTCATCGTGGCTCGTGGTGCTGCAAAGTCGATGTATATGTCTCTCATCCAGAATTACTTCATGGTGATTGACACTACTACGACGCATCAGATCGCCACTGCCCCCACGATGAAGCAGGCTGAGGAAGTCATGGGTCCATTCCGTACCGCTATTACGCGGGCACGCGGACCTTTGTACAAGTTCCTCACTGAGGGCTCCCTTCAAAATACTACTGGCAATCGGGCTAACCGCCAGAAGCTGGTGGCGACGAAGAAGGGCGTTGAGAATTTCCTGACGGGCTCCCTGCTTGAAGTCCGTCCCATGTCCGTCGACAAACTCCAGGGCCTGCGCCCAAAGGTTAGCACTGTTGACGAATGGCTCTCCGGAGACGTCCGTGAGGATGTGGTGGCCGCACTTGAGCAGGGAGCCTCGAAGGTCGAAGATCCTGTGATTCTGGCCGTCTCTTCTGAGGGAACGATCCGGAATGCAGTAGGCGACACCATGAAGATGGAGTTGCTCAAAATACTGAAGGGCGAATACCTCGCCCCGCACATCTCGATCTTCTACTACCGACTCGATCGGATTGAGGAAGTCAACCAGCCCGACATGTGGGTTAAGGCTCAGCCAAACATTGGCATCACAGTCGGGTATGATCGCTACCAGCAAGACGTCGAGCGAATGGAGCAAGCTCCAGCAACTCGAAACGACATTCTAGCCAAGCGATTCGGGATTCCCATGGAAGGATACACGTACTTCTTCACCTACGAGGAGACAATCCCGCACAGACGGAATACATTCTGGAACATGCAATGCGCTATGGGCGCAGACCTGTCTCAGGGCGATGACTTCTGTGCTTTCACCTTCTTGTTCCCCCTCAGGAACCAGGCATTTGGCGTAAAGACTCTGGCATACATCTCAGAGCTAACGCTGATGAAACTCCCTGGTGCTCTGAGACAGAAGTATGACGAATTCATTCAGGAAGGAACCCTTCGAGTCATGGATGGAACCGTCCTTGACATGATGGAAGTCTACGAGGATCTGGACCAGCACATTGCTGACCAGAAGTATGATGTTTCCGCATTCGGGTTCGACCCATACAATGCGAAAGAATTCGTAACTCGATGGGAACAAGAGAACGGACCATATGGTATCGAGAAAGTCATTCAGGGCGCTCGCACAGAGTCCGTCCCACTAGGCGAGCTCAAAAAGCTTGCTGAGGAGCGACTGCTGATCTTCGACCAGAAGCTCATGTCGTTCACAATGGGAAACTGTGTGACTCTCGAGGATACCAATGGTAACCGGAAGCTACTGAAGAAGAGAACTGAAGAGAAGATCGACTCAGTAGCCGCTCTGATGGATGCCTTCGTGGCATACAAAATCAACAAGGAGGCATTCGAATGAGCAAGGAGGTGAAATGGGTCTAGGTGATCGATTAAGCCACGCTTGGAATGCATTTCGAAGAAGTCCAGACAAAATGGACTATACTCCTGAGTTCGGTATGCAGACTTTCGGGAATCCGAGTGTTTATTATCGTCCTGTAGCCGGCGATCAAACAATCGTCACAAGCATTTATAACCAGATCGCTATTGATGTCTCTAACGTTCCGATTCGACATGTATCTGTCGATGAAAACGGAAACCTCAAGAGCTATCGACGAAGCGATCTCGATGAGTGTTTGCATCTTAGCGCCAACATTGACCAGACTGGGCAGGGATTCTTCCAGGATCTAGTGCTCACCTTGTTCGAGGAAGGCGCTGTAGCGATTGTTCCCGTCGACACAGACGTAAGTCCCGACATGACTGCTGGATGGGACATCCGCTCTATGCGAGTCGGGCAGATTCTCCAGTGGTTCCCGAAGCATGTCCGAGTTGAGGTCTATAACGACACAAATGGACAGCGAGAGCAGCTGACGCTGCCTAAGGATTTCGTCGCAGTCGTAAACAATCCGCTGTATAGTGTAATGAATGCGCCGAACTCCACGCTGCAGCGACTGACGCAGAAGCTCCACCTACTGGATGCGATTGATCGTCAGTCAGGATCCGGAAAGCTGGACATTATCATTCAGCTTCCGTACGTCGTGAAGACCGAACTGAAGAAGCAGCAGGCCGAAGCCCGACGCAAGGCGATTGAAGACCAGCTTGCTGGATCGCAATATGGTATTGCCTACACAGATGGTGCAGAGCGAATCACTCAGCTGAACCGTCCCTCTGAGAACAACCTCATGGGGCAGATCCAATGGCTCACTACTCAGTTGTATAATCAGCTTGGGATGACTGAGGATGTGTTCAACGGAAAAGCTGACGCTCGCCAAATGCTGAACTACCAGAACCGTACAGTTCGACCAGTTCTGAAGGCGATCACTGACGCCCTTACCCGGACATTCCTCACCAAGACGGCCCGGACTCAGAACCAACGAGTCATGGCTATCGAAGATCCATTCCTTAACGTTCCGCTTGAGGAGATGTCTAGTCTTGTGGATTCGGTTAAGAGGAATGAGATTGGAACCGCCAACGAGTTGCGTCCGAAGTTCGGTTGGCCTCAGGCTGACGACGAAGCCGCAAACCAGTTGGTGAACTCCAACATCAATCCGGCAGGCGAGCAGGAGGCTCCGGGTGAAACGCCCGATGAGGGTCCGCCCGCTGCGGATACACCAATTTCCGAACTGATGGAGAGTAGTCAAAATGGCACCTAAGTGCGACTTTTCCGGCTATGCCACGAGGAACGATGTTCGGTGCTCGGATAACAAGGTGATCCGGCACGGGGCTTTCGCGGCGTACGATGGAAAGACTGTCCCGCTGGTCTGGCAGCACCAGCATAAGGACGTATCGAATGTCCTTGGTCACGCCGATCTTGAGGTTCGAGAGGATGGGGTGTATGCATACGCTCATCTCAACCACTCGGATGCTGGACGGACCGCTCGTGAGATGATCCGTAACGGCGATGTTAAGGCTCTGAGCATCTATGCCACCCATGTAAAGGCTAAGGGCAATGACGTTGTCCATGGCGAGCTCGTTGAGGTGAGTATCGTGCTTCGCGGCGCCAATCCTGGCGCATACATCGATCAGATCTCCATTACTCATGGTGATGATGGCGATGAGGTCGAGGCCGTAATGTATACGGATGCTCAGATAGACTTCGTTTCTTACTCCGATGAGGATGAGGACGAGGAGCCCGATGCGGAGGAGACTGATGAAGCCGATGAGGCTGATGACGTCGAGCACGCTGAGGATGAACCGGAGGCCGATGAGGCCGAAGGCGATGGAGACGACCCCACTCTTGGGGAGATCTTCGACAGCATGACCGAGGAGCAGAAGACGGCGGTTTATGCCATTGTCGGACAGCTCGTCGAGACCGCTGATGAAGAGGCGGAAGAGTCTGAGGACACCGCCCATTCCGACACTACTACTGAGGATACTATGGCTCACCAGAATGTGTTCGAGGGCTCTAAGAAGACCGAGGAGCTCCCCGTCCTGTCCCACGACGACATGCAGAAGATCTTCGAGGAGGCCAAGGCCTGTGGCTCTCTGAAGGAGGCTGTCCTCGCTCACGCCGACAACTACGGCATCAAGCAGATCGACACCCTCTTCCCGGATGCCAAGAACCTGTGGACCACTCCCGAGTTCATCAAGCGGAAGACCGATTGGGTCTCCTCTGTTGTCGGTGCGGCTAAGCACTCGCCCTTCTCTCGGATCAAGACTCAGTTTGCGGACATCACCGCTGACGAGGCTCGAGCCAAGGGTTACATCAAGGGCAACAAGAAGAAGGATGAGGTCTTCACCCTTCTGAAGCGCGTTACCTCTCCCACCACGATCTATAAGAAGCAGCGTCTGGATAGGGATGACATTATTGACATCACTGACTTCGATGTTGTCTCTTGGATCCGTGGTGAGATGCGGATCATGATCGAGGAGGAGCTTGGTCGTGCCGTTCTGATCGGTGACGGCCGTGAGGCTTCCTCTGACGACAAGATCAAGGAGGACTGCATCCGCCCGATCTTCAAGGAGGACTCGCTGTATGCTCCTCGTGTGATCCTTGCCAAGGAGACCACCACCGAGGACATGCTCGACTCCATTGTTCGGGCTATGGATGACTACGAGGGTTCCGGCAACCCCACCTGGTTCGCTGCGCCTAGCGTTGTCACAGAGATCCTCCTGCTCAAGGACAAGATGGGTCACCGCCTGTTCAACTCCCTGAGCGACCTGGCTGACTATGTTGGTGTCTCTCGGATTGTCAAGGTTCCTCTCATGAAGAACCTGACCCGTACTTCTGCCAAGAATGGCAAGGTTGACGCCCTCGGCATCATCGTCAACATGTCCGATTACACCATTGGTGCGGACAAGGGTGGTCAACTATTCGCGGCCGAGGACTTCGACATTAGCTTCAACCAGTACCACTACCTGCTGGAGACCCGTCTCTCCGGCGCTCTGACGAAGGTCAAGTCGGCCATCATTCTCGAGCGCAAGCAGGAGACTGGCGCTCCCGTCGCGGAGGACTGATACTTGTCCAAATTCTTCGGGGACATCGGATTCGCCACACAGGTTGAGACCAGCCCGGGAATTTGGGAAGATAAGATCATCGAGAAGCAGTACTATGGCGACATCACCCGAGAGGCACGTCGCTTTAGTGCATCCGAACAGGTTCTAGACAACATCAACCTTAGTAACCAGTTGAGCATCATCGCCGACGGTTATGTGGTTGACAATGTCCAGAATCTACGGTACGTTCGCTGGCTGGGGGGACTTTGGAAGATCTCCTACGTGGAGCTGAAGTTCCCCCGGCTGGTGCTCGAGATGACGGGGGTGTATAATGGACCGACGCCTTGAGCTTCAGTCTGAGCTGGAGAAGATCCTGGGATCCAGGAATGTCTACTACCAGCCGCTCCCATCACTCAAGCTCCAGTACCCGTGCATTGTGTATGAGCGCAATCCGGGTGACCCGATGTATGCGGACAACCAAAAGTACATCAAGGCGAACCGCTTCCAGGTGACGCTGATCACTCGGAATCCCGAAGATCCAGCAAGGATCAAACTCGAGGACTTGCCGACTTGTAGGCATACCGCCCGGATGGTTCACGACAATCTTTATCATGACGTCTTCGACGTCTATCGTTAGGAGAAGACATGGCTGCACTTGTCTGGGATAAGACTGGCGAGCGCCGTATTGAGACTGGTGTCGATCACTGCGCACTGTATGTGTACGACCCGTCTGCTAAGAAGTACAAGTCTGGTGTCGCCTGGAATGGTATCACAGCCATCAGCGAGAAGCCTGAGGGCGCTGAGGCCACTGACCTGTACGCTGACAACATTCAGTACCTGACCCTGATCTCCGCGGAGAAACTTAAGGCAACGATTGAAGCCTATACCTATCCCGAGGAGTTCGAGGAGTGTGACGGATCCGCCACACTGTCAAAGGGGATTAAGATCGGTCAGCAGGACCGTAAGACCTTCGCTCTGGTTTATCGCACCAAGATTGGTGATGACCTCGCGGGTCAGGACAAGGGGTACAAGCTCCACTTCATCTACGGCTGCAAGGCCTCTCCTTCGGAGAAGGGCTACAAGACCGTTAACGACTCCCCCGAGGCGATTTCGTTCTCTTGGGACATCTCCACCACGGCCATCAACGTCGCCGGCTTCAAGCCCACCGCGCTGCTGACCATCTCTTCGCTCGATGTGGAATCCTCGAAGCTGAAGAGTCTGGAGGAGAAGCTCTTCGGTAAGGATGGCGCTGGCGCTCTCGAGCCCACGCTCATGCTGCCCGACGAGATCAAGACCCACTTCGCAGCTTGATGACTACACCGGGGGCTCAGAGACCTAGACTCCTGGGCCCTCGGTGGCTGCAATGCTTATAGTTTCTATCCCTAGCGTCGAGGCTTACGACGAAGAGACCGAGCAATTCGTCTCGCTTCCCGGCGGAACTCTTCACTTGGAGCACAATCTCCTCTCATTGTCAAAATGGGAGTCGATCACCCACAAACACTTGATCGGCAACAAAGACGTCACTGGCGAAGAGCTACTCAAGTATGTGAAATGCATGGTCCAGGACGAAGAGTTCGACCCGACCATCCTGAATCGTTTGCCATCAGAAGAGTTGAAGCGAATCAACGACTACATCTCTGATCCGATGACAGCGACTCAGGTAAAAGATCGATCCAATGCGAAAGATTCCGGAGAGTATACATCTTCTGAATTGATTTACTATTGGATGATTGCCTGTCAGATCCCATTCACTTGTGAGACCTGGCATATCAATCGTCTTCTGACCCTGATTCGAGTCTGCAATGCTAAGGCTGAGCCGGGTAAGAAGATGTCCCAGTCTGAGATCATGGCTCAGAACCGGGAACTCAACAGGGCCCGTCGAAAGGCCCTAGGAACGAGAGGGTAAACATGGGAGAACACGAGGCAGAAGAGACGCCTTGCGAGTTTCCTGATGAGGCTTTCGCCCCTCAGGGACACATCGGAACTGATCCGTTCGAAGATGCTGGGGTTAGTGTCCCCCAGGATACGGTGGTACTCCAGTGAGTCGTGATGCAATTGTCGATAACGTCCTCGCCAGGGCGGCAATGCGAATTGGGTACTATGCACCTGATGACCCAGAGCCCGGATCCGAGGCTGGCCGCTATTGGGCTGCTCGAACTGGACAGCAGTGGCTTGCTGGACCGTCCGATTCTGTGTGGTGGTGTATGCTGTTCGTCAGCATGTGCCTGGATGAATGCGGCCAGATTGATGCAATCGGCGGCTTCTCTTTCAACACCGACTATACCGTCAATCGAGTCCGACAGCACCCAGAGGCGTACTTCGTATCGGTCTATGACGCTCAGCGCGGCGACGTCGTCATCTTCGACTGGGATGGTGGCGGAACGGACCACGTTGGCTTAGTTGAAAAGAACCTTGGTGGCGGCGTTCTCCAGACCATCGAGGGCAATACCGCATCTGGCGAGTATGGTTCGCAGTCGGCTGGGAATGGTGTCTGGCGTCGCCAGCGCTCTCACAGTATCGCCTATGTGATTCGTCCCGCTTACACTGGAGGTGGCGATGCCACTACTCCCGAAGGCTATGCGAACATCACTGCGCTCCAGTCTGCTGTCCGAGCTGAAGCCGACAATGTCTGCGGAGAAGAGACTCGCTCTCACGTCCTTGCCGTCGCTTCGGCATCGGCTTGGGGAGGCGTCAACTTTCCCTTTGGTGTTGGCTTCACGCAGGGTGTTGTGGGAGCAACTGTGGACGGCATCTGGGGCGATGAGTCTGAAGCGTGCCATGACGCTACGGTCGAAGCCGTGCAGGCCGCCGTTGGCGTAGAAGTCGACGGAATCTATGGTTCGGAGACGAACTCCGCAATCAACAACCTCCTGTCTCGATCCGAGACGCCGTAAGGAGTCAAAATGGTAGCGCCATACTGCACATTGACTGCCCAGATTCCCGGAGGCGAGAATCGAAAGGGAGTCGTGACGATTATCCCGGATGTTTCCGGGGCCATCGCGGTTATCGAGGGATCTAGTATTCTTCTCCGAGATGTCACAGTGGCGAGCGATGTAAATGGGGCTGTCCGGATTGAGGTCGTGGCTCCGGGTGAAGGAGTCTCGCCCTCCGGATCCTGGACCCACACCGTAATCATCAAGTCTCCAGGCTATAAGCTCGTCAAACACGTGGGTCTTACTCAGGGCGCTGAGATCGATCTCGTAACAGAGCCGGATGTCCCTCCATACGTTCCTGAGATTGGCGGCAGAGGAGGCGGTCCGGGCCTTCCTGGTCCAAAGGGTGATCGTGGTCCCGCTGGACCTCCCGGACCTTCCGGAAAGGACGGCCCAAAGGGCGATCAGGGGGACCGTGGATCCACCGGCCCTCAAGGTCCTCCTGGAGAGAAGGGCGATACGGGACCTATGGGTCCCGCCGGTCCTCCTGGAAAAGATGGAGAACCTGGGAAGATCGGTCCTCAGGGCGCACCTGGATTGACAGGTCCTCCTGGGGAACAGGGTCCGGCCGGTGAACGAGGTCTTCGAGGAGAGCAGGGATCCCCTGGTGATACTGGCCCCACTGGACCTCGTGGTCCTGTCGGTGCTGTAGGACCTGTAGGTCCCGCTGGTCCTCCTGGACAGAAGGGCGAAAAGGGACCCAAGGGGGATCCTGGACCTAAAGGCGATCCGGGGCCCAAGGGAGACGTCGGTCCTCAAGGGCCGCCCGGACCCCCAGGACAAGGCGGGGGCGGTGGAGGAGGAACGCCTGTTCCAGGCCCCAAGGGGGATCCTGGACCCAAAGGTGATCCTGGCCCAAAGGGTGATCCAGGCCCAGCCGGTGAACGAGGACCTCAAGGTCTTCAGGGTCTGACTGGCCCTCAGGGAAAGCAGGGTTTACCCGGACCTAAGGGTGATCCCGGTCCTCGAGGCCCCGCTGGTCCAGAAGGCCCTCAGGGTGAACGCGGTCCTGCTGGTGCAGCTGGTAAAGACGCAGTTTCCCCTCAGCTTACAAATTACCTCACCAAGGTTGAGGCGGCTGGGACATACCTGACTCCAACTGTTGGAGATCAGAAGTATGCCGGCAAGGATGAAACATATAATGCATTCAGCAGACATGCTATCGATCTCTCGAAACTAAAGACTGCCGACACCAGAATTGGCGAGCGAATCGATTCGCTGAATAAGCGATTCGATGATGATGCTAAAGGACGGCTCCCCTTCGAGAAGGGGAAGAAGTACTTCTCGCCTGTGACTTACTTCTGGCCTGATTATTATCAAGACGGTCAGCCAGGAAAGAAGTCTAAGTGGGCCGAAGTACTTTCGATGGGCGCTAGCCTTGGTATCGTCATTCTGAATCGTAACTCTGGTGACTGGGAATCGCTCGATAACGACTTTAAGGTTCAGGCCGAACGAGCTCTTTCTGCCGGAGCCAAGCGAGCTATCTTCTACGTTAAGACTCAGTATGGTGTCGCGAGTCTCGGACATGACGATCCGGCTCGAGCTGGCGTCCCGAACCCTGACAAGTACTCGAAGGACTACATTCTCCAACAGATTGGCTTCGCAAAGCGACACTATGGCGATCTCTGCCAGGGCGTCTTCCTCGATGAGGTTATTCATGGGTGGGGAGACAGCGCTGCAAGGGTTCCGTGGTACAAGGATCTGATCGACACCATCCGTCGAACCTATGGCGTAAGTTTCTTCATCGGGATCAATACCGGCGCGAACATCTCTGAAGACATGTGCAAGCTTGATTTCGATGTCTGTATGATGTTCGAGAAGGAAGCGTCAAAATGGTTAGTGGATGACCCTAACACGCCAATCCTTCCAGCCCACATGGCGAATTATCCTTCGACCCGGTGGTGGGCTGTAGTTCACAGCGTGACTGAGCAGAATTACCCTCAGGTATTCGCTAAAGCAGACAAGCTTGGAATCGGTCACCTGTACATCACGGATGGTGTGCTTGTTGAGGATCCTCAACATGGCGGTCAGTGGGAGCCGGTCGGGAACCCCTACGAGAACCCGCCGAGCCCACATCTTCGAGCTCTGGTTAAACCATGGATCGATGGCACTCTAGATCTCTACCTCAAGGTCTTGGGATTGGAGAAACTCGGAGGAGGCAAGGGCCCGAAAGGTGATCCTGGACCTAAGGGTGATCCTGGACCTAAGGGTGATCCTGGACCTAGAGGCCTTCAAGGATCCCAAGGACCACAAGGACCCCAGGGGCTCCGAGGTCTTCAAGGATCTCAAGGACCTATTGGTCATAGTGGTCCCCCGGGCATGTTCACACCTCGGATGGAGAATCGTGGAAACTCGATGACTCAGTCTGATCTGAACTACCTCAAGGCTGGAGGATCTGTAACCTACGATCCTACTAAGCCGCAGATTGGAGACTACTGGACTGACGTCAGTGGTAATAAGTGGTATCTAGCTCACTTCAATTACTTCTGGAATGGATTCCATACCTCTAGAGCTCACTCTATTCTGGTCTGTCCCTCCGGAGCCCGAGTCGATAAGATGTTCGCTATCGCCGACAATGCTGCGGGTTATGAAGGATGCGGCTTCCATAAGTGGGCCCACCAGGAGACCTGGGATCAATTCGGGAATCTCCTTCGAAACGTCGGAGGACTTTCTAATCTTGCCCAGTTCAACTGGATCCAGAGCAACATGGTTGTAAATGGTCAGGTTTCTGGTGGAGCAGTTCTTACTTGTAAGGCGGGCCTCCTCACTGAGATCATGGTCTTCGGCACCCGTGTCATGTCTGCTCAGAGCTATGCGCATGCAGTCCTTCCTTCTATGGGAGGTATCCAGCAGCTTGACATCTTCAAGATCGCGCCCTGGCTTATTTGGCAGACTGGATTCCGCAACAACCGCTACAAGTGGCTTGCCGATCCACTCCGGGATAAAGAGTGGGTGGTTGTCGACGCGTATGACAACCGTGTCACTTGGAACACCGTCACCGAGACGTGTGCGTCTCCTAGCTTTGTAGTCATAGGAACGATGTAGTATGACAATCACGATCGAGAGTACAGGCGACTGGCAACCCACCAGGAACTGGTTTGCAAGAATGGCCAAGCTCGACTTGGCTCTCGTTCTGAACAGCTTCGGGGCTGAGGGGGTTAAAGCTTTACGAGCCGCGACCCCCACGGCCTCGGGCGCTACACAGAATGCCTGGAACTACCACGTTACAAGGAACGGTAATAACTGGCGCATTGACTGGACTAATAGCAATGTGAATCATGGCGTCAACATCGCGGTGATTCTGCAATACGGCCATGGAACACGAAACGGCGGATACGTCACAGGAAGAGACTATATCAATCCTGCGATCAGGCCCGTCTTTGATAAGATAGCAAAACAGGCCTGGAGGGAGGTCACTAAGTAGTGGCTACGATTGACGAGCGAGTTGTCTCGCTTAAGCTGAACAACAAGCAGTTTCTTTCGGCGATTCAAGAGTCCGCTGCAGGAATGGACAAGCTTAAGGGTTCTCTTAGTAAAGTCGGAGACTCTGCTAGTGGTCTCAAACGAATTGGTGAGATTGCCCGGAACACTACGCTCGGAGATCTTGCTGGTTCTGCGCTTGATGCAGCGTCCAATATGTCCGTTCTTCAAGGCGTCGGTGTCGCGGCACTTGGTGGAATCGCTGCTACCGCAGTTCAGGCAGGAAAAAGTCTTGTTCAGTCATTCATCCAGCCAATCATGGATGGATTCTCTGAGTATGAAACTCAGATCAATGCTGTTCAGACTATTCTAGCTAACACCAGTCAAAATGGTACCACTCTAGACCAGGTTAATGCCTCTCTCGAACAGCTGAACACCTATGCAGACAAGACCATCTACAACTTCACCGAGATGACCAATGCTATTGGTACATTTACGGTTGCTGGTATTGGTCTAGAGGAATCTACTGCCGCAGTCAAGGGTTTCTCAAACGTCGCTGCTCTATCTGGTGCAAATGCTCAGCAGGCTGCTGGTGCTATGTATCAGTTAGCTCAGGCCATGAGCTCTGGCGTTGTTAAACTCCAGGACTGGATGTCGATCGAGAAGGCCGGCATTGGTGGTAAGCAGTTCCAAGAGGCCCTGATCGAGACGGCACGAGTCTATGGGCAGGGCGTTGACGCGGCGATCGAGAAGAATGGCAACTTCCGTTTGTCTCTTCAAGAAGGATGGCTTACCGCAGAGGTAATGACCACCACTCTTACTGCTCTGACAAATGACCTGTCTGAGGCCCAGCTTGTCGAGATGGGATACTCCGAAGAGCAGGCTACTAAGATGAAGGAGCTTGCTCAGAAGGCATTCGACTCTGCTACTCAGATTCGTACTTTCACCCAGATGATTGGAACCTGGGCAGAGGCCCTTGGTTCTGGATGGTCGAAGACTTGGCAGATCATTCTGGGCGACTTCGGACAGGCGCAGGCGCTGTTTACTGGGATTGGCAACTGGGTTGGCAGTATCATCGACGAGGCAAGTGATGCTAGGAACAGCTTCCTCGAGATGTGGGCCTCGCTTGGTGGTCGAGATGACCTACTTCGAGGCCTGAAGAACATCTTCTTGTCAATCTTCAAGATCATTGGTCAGCTCTCTACGGCCTTTGATCGAGTGTTCGGTGGGGCATCTGCTGAAGGACTAGCTAGAATAACTAAAGCCTTCGCTGACTTTACCGAGAAGCTGTTTATTACAAACAACTTTGCTGACAAACTAGAGTGGACCTTCACGGGACTCTTCTCGGTATTTCATATCCTATGGACAGTTGTATCAGAAGTCGCACAAGTAATCTTCACTGTTGCCTCACACATTATTAGCGCGCTGTTCCCCGCCTTTGCTGGGGTAAACTCTGGTGTATTCCAAATCACAAAGGTTATTGGTAAGGTAATCTATGCCTTTGATCAGTGGTTCACTAGGCTTGATATCGGCGGAAAGTTACTGAAGTTCCTTATCCCGCCAATCGACCTTCTCGGAAAGGTTATTTCCTGGGTTGTTGGTAAGATCCACGACTTCTTTATGTGGCTTGATATCGGCGGTAAGGTGACTGCTGCGGGCACAGCTATTAAGTGGCTATCTGACAAGTTTGCAGCACTTAAAGATTCGTTCGAGAATTCTGCACTCGGTAAGCAATTCGCAGAAGCCATTGACTCGATCCATAATGCAGTCGACAAGGCGAAGAATAAGATCAGCGAATTCGGACAAATGGTTGGAGACAAGCTCAAGAATAAGTTTGATGCTGGGAAGAACGCAGTCATCAACTACTTCAAGGGGTTTGACCTCGGCAACATTGTGTCCATGCAGGATGTGTTGGATGCGGTTGGAAAGAAGTTCGACCAGCTTGCCGAAAAGCTAAAGATCTCAGAGCGAATTCAGTGGCTGAAGGATAAGCTCCTTGAGCTTAGGGACGCTTTAGTCGAGCTGTGGCACGAAGTCCAGAATAGCAGTGCTTGGAAGACTCTTGGTGATGCCTTCAGTAAGGCAGGAGACAAGGTCACTGGTCTAGCGTCATCATTCCAGGACTGGGTTAATAAACATAAGAATGTCAAGGGCGCTGCAGGTGCAACAGCTACAGCAGTCGCGAGTGTTGGTGATGCCGCCCAAGGGGCAGCTCAGAAAGCAGGCGAGGCAGCTAAAGAGAGTTTCTTTAAAAAGTGGCTCGATGATCTAAAGCGACTTGCTGAACAGCTCCATCTCCCAGAGCTATTCGAGTCCGTTAAGCAGAAGCTTATCGAGATCAAGAACCTCTTCACGCAGACCATTGGTCCAAAGATTAAAGAGGGTGCAACTCAGGCGTTTGGTGCTATTGGTGATGCTCTCGGCAAAGCCAATGAGAATCTGAAGTCCTATGACATGGGGAAGATCCTCATCACTGCTATCGGTGGCAGCATGATGGTTGCCATCGTCAAATGGGTGAATACCTTCAAAGAGAACCTTGAGAAGCAGAATAACCTTATTGATAAAGTCTCAGAGACTTTCGATAAGCTCGGAGGCGTACTCGAGGCATTCCAGCAGCAGGTCAAGGCCGAGGCACTAATCAAGATTGCTATTGCCATTGGTCTGCTTACCCTAGCCCTTCTTGTGATGGCCCTAGTGCCATTCAAGAAGCTGGTTCAGGGCGTTGTCGCGCTTGGCATCGTTATGAAGATGCTAATGATGACCATGGAGCAGCTTAACTCTATGGATATCAAGGGCATCTGGGAAGTAATGCCAGTTCTTATGGCACTTGGGGTAACGCTCGTCTTGATCGCAGCTGCAATCGCCATCCTTGGCAAGATGAATGCTGCGGATGCCATCCAGGGTGTAATCGCATTCCGTGTGGTAATGGCTATCCTAATTGAGGCATTGGATTCCATTTCCAAGAACAAGACTGCAGCCGAAGGCGCTGCCGTCATTCTGGCGCTTGCCTTAGCGGCTAATATGTTTGCTATCGCGGTCCTTATTCTTGGATCGATGCCAACTGATACCGCCATTCAAGGCGTTATTGCCCTAGGCGCGGTGGTTGCAATTCTTGCCGGGTTCATGTATATTGTTACAAAGAACCCGAACATGGCTACCGGTGCAGCGGTCCTTATGGGTCTTGCTGTGGCAGTTAACCTGTTGGTTGGAGCGATCTGGATCCTTGGATCTATGGATACAGGCAAGCTCCTTCAGGGCGCTATTGCAGTAGGAGCAATCATTGTCGTGCTGGGTGCGGCATTAATGGCTGCTGGCGCAACCAGATCTACCGCGGCAGGATCCATTATCGCCATGGCGGTTGCGGTCATAGCCCTGAGTTTCGCAGTTGAGAAACTTGGAAACATGGACACTGTAAGTCTCGTCAAGGGGATTGTGGCTCTGGCCGCGGGTCTGGCGATTCTTGTAGCTGCTATGTACGGTGCTGAGATCTTCCAGACAGGTGCGATCGCGTTGTCTATTGCGGCGGTCGCAGTCGCCATCTTTGGTAACTCACTCAAGAGTCTCGCTGAACTTAGCTGGGTACAGATTGCCGCTGGTTTGATCGCTCTGGCTGGTGGTCTAGCGATTATGCTGGCTGCGGCTTGGGTTGCACAGATGGTGGCGCCAGGATTGATCATCCTTACTGCGGTTCTAATCGCACTCGGCATCGCGATGCTTCCGGTGTCTATCGCTCTGGCCGGCTTTGCTCTGATTCTGGGTATTGCGGCTACCGCAGGCGCTGCGGCATTCGTGGTCTTGGCTGAGGGTATCAAAATGCTTAGTGCGTTGCTCCCACAGCTAGCGATCGACTTGGCTAATGCTATCGCCAACTTCATTATCACTCTCGGATCCAAGGCTCCGGAGATTGGTGTGGCTATAGCACAGCTAATGGCAGCTGCGATCTATGCGATTGTGGTAAATACGCCCGGTGTTGTGCATGCATTATTTGTCTTGATCCAGGCGCTTATGACCGAGATCGACAGCCACGCAGAAGAGTTCGGCGAGAAGGCAGCAGGGACTATTGCCAAATTCATCCAAGGAATTGCAAACAAGCTTCCTGACGTCATTGATGCTGGTACAAACTTGATTATTGCATTCCTTGATGGAATTGGTAACAGTTTCCCGAAGATCCTGGACAAGGCTGGCGAGACAATTGTTAAGTTCTTGGATGGCATTGAGCAGGCAATCACTAAGTATGCCCCACAGATCCGCCAGAAGGGTATCGACATTGCCTACGCTATTGTCAATGGCATCACCGGCGGTCTACTTGACAAGGCTAGTGAGGTCAAGGACGAGCTAGTCAACCTGTGTTCCAAGGCTTACAACGGGGCGAAGGACTTCTTCGGAATTAAGTCTCCTTCACGACTGATGAGGGGCTTTGGCCACTATGTCGGTGAGGGTTTGGCTATCGGTATTGACAAGTCTAAAGATCGAGTCGAGGCTGCTTCAGTCGGCATGGCTAATGCAGCCTATGAGGCTATGAAGGAGTCTTTCGACAAAGTCAATGAACTTGTTGAGGATGATCCGTCATTCAAGCCGAACATCAAGCCCGTCCTGGATCTCGAGGAGCTTCAGAAGCAGGCTCAGGCGATAAATGGTATTGGTGGAAGTCTTGGTGTTTCCACCAGTCTGGCTAATGGCGCTCGACCGAAACTCAACCTCGAGACAGATCCTGGACAGGCACCGACTAACCCAGTCACCAACGTAACGTTCAACCAGAACAACTACTCGCCTGAGTCTCTTAGCGAGGCCGAGATCTACAGGCAGACACACAACCAGCTAGCCCGTGCAAGGAGGATACTCAGCTCATGATCCAAAGTATCACGATCGACCCGGACGGGTATGATCGAATGACATTGTCACTCACAGACCCCTTGTCCCAGGAGGTCGTGATCAAGGATATTGATGGCTTAGGTCCCACAAAGGGCGAGCTGTCGATGGAGTACTTCGCTACGGGTAACCGGTCGTTCTTCAAGGGGGCCAGGCTCTCTCGTCGTAATGTGACGATGACCCTGGTCCCCTATGGGGACAATATCGAGCGTATTCGTCAGAAACTCTACAATTATTTCGTCGTGACTCAGGAGCTCACGATGGAGATTGAGACGGAGTTTCGAAACGTTAAGGCTCGATTCTATGTCGAGTCCTGTGAGACTGATATTTTCTCTGATCAGGTCGAGATGAATGTCTCGCTCATCTCTTTGAGTCCATATTGGTCCGGACTTTCCTCCATCAAGGAAGTCATCGCGGGCCTCGCTGCTGAGGAGCCAAAGTTCGAGTTCCCATTCCACTCAGATGCTCCTCCGAAAGATATTGTCTTCGGTGAGATTGGATGGACTCGCTCTAAGCGAATCACCAACCTTGGGGACGTTAAAACTGGCGTTCTGATGACCCTCACTTTCAAGGGCGACGTCAAGAACCTTCGTATCACTAATACGATGGCTAATGAGCAGATGCGATTCTTCAAGGAAACCCCATTCCTTGCGGGAGAACGCCTAATCATTGACTCTCGATTCGGACTTAAGTCCATTACGCACATCAATGCTAGTAACGTCTACTCAGCAGCATATGGTGTACAGACTTGGGATAGTTCTTGGATGTATATTTATCCAGGAATTAATGACTTCCGCCTAGAGTATCAGCGACCCGATGGTCTATACACGATTGAGGACTCAGTCGAGCTAGTCATTGAGTATGAACCTCAGTACAGGGGGATCTGATGCGACTGTTTTTCTGTCCAGACTTACGCTGGCTCCCGATTAAAACACCCAACGAGGAGATCGGGACAAACTGGATCGAAATCGAAGGATTTGAGTCGCTATCCTGGACCGAGCGTTCCCATGACTATGGCGAATTTAAGCTACGTATCTTATCTGAGAAGATCGAACCTAGATTCGGTACCTATGGGGTCTTCATGCGAGATGACTCAGACTTCGTAATGATCTGTGAGGACATCCATGCCACGCAGGTTGAATCCGGTGGTTTTATGCAAGAATACTCTGGTCGAAGTCTGGAGAGCATGCTCGAGTGGCGGATCACCGAAAACAAACAGCAGGTTCTTGTCAATAAGAGCGAGTACTTCGATCCTCAGTGGGCGCTTGAGACCATGCTTCATGAGAACTTTGGGGCTGAAGCATACCCATCAAGAAAGATACCCGGATTTAATGTTCGTAGAGATACATCTATTAATTCATACATTAAGCCGAATATTGCAGACTTTGATGGGGACTGGAGCGATGAGGCAGGGCTGGTCATTAAAAGAGATTACGTCTCAAAATATGCCCGCATGTTCCTGAATATGGTTAAGCCAAATGGCTTTCCCATGTTTTACAGAATTCGTATGCGAAATGGCGGATTCTGGGTAGATATGGAATCTCCATATCTTGTCGAGCCGTTAGTACTCTCACCCGGCGATGATGACATTAAAGACTTTGAGTACTTGTGGAGTAACAGAAAGAAATATTCTTCGGTTTATGAGGTCTATGAACACTATTTAATCGACCCAAATCATCTTGTAAATGGGAAATCCTGGGCTAATGTCCTCACCATCCGTAAGGAAGTCCCGCTTCTTAGGCGAGAAGCAGTATGGGATAATAGCTCTGATCATAAGGTTATCGATCCAAATAGTAAAGAGGGAAAAACAAAGGATCCGAAGACTGGACTCACAGTCAACGATTATTCAGACCCATACTATTTCGTAGCTCTGGCCGCGGAGAAAGCGAAAGAATATACTCCTGTAATGGAGTATAGTGCCAAGCTTGACGGCTTTGGTGGAAATCTTAAATACAATCGTGACTTCTTTGTTGGAGACGTCTTTCGGTACATCCCCGATCCGGGTCATGATCTCCGCCAAACCATGCGAGAGCCTAATGCCCCCATTAACTGGGAGACATACGCCTCTCAGCGACAGATCGATCTTCAGATCACCGAGGTCACCGAGTCGTGGGATTCTTCAGGCTACACGATGACCCCTGCGTTCACGGGTTATGCAGAGAAGTGGAAGGGCGAGGGTAAGCGGGTTACTATTGAATACACTCCTGAGAATACATACCGAGCTAATAGGAGCAGATAATGGCAATCATTTCCGGGTTCTATAACTCGGTAAACGGCGACCGAAAGTATGACGCCGAAGACTTCGGAAAACTCATGGATGGAATCATCCAGCAGGGAGTATTCGCCAACTACGGCAACCAGTTCCTATGTACGTCCGCACGAAGCGGAATGAGTATTCGAGTCGATACAGGAAAGGCTTGGGTAGGATCCAAGTATATCGAGCTCACAAGCTTTGAGACAGTAACCCCAAACCCTGCGCACCCATCGTTTGACCGCAAGGATCTTATTTGCCTTGTGATCAACAACAACTCGAGTGCTCGTGCAGGATCTCTGACCGTTATTGCTGGTGTTCCTGCACCTAAGGGATCTGGTGTCAAGATCCCGGTCGTACCCAGTTGGTCTGGCTACTCATATTTGCCGATTGCGGTCGTGGACATCTACGGTGGGGCTACCAGCATCACCAATGCCGAGATTACGAGTCTTGTCGGAACTAAGCAGTGCCCTTGGGTTACTGCTCCGAACATGACGGTGGATGTTGAGGCCTTGCAGAATCAGCTCCAAGCTAAGTTTGACCAGTGGTTTGAATCCGTCCGAGCCGCACTCGAGAAGGGCGCTCAGGGTAATCCGAACGTGGAGATTGCCTCCCTCAAGGAAACAGTGGCTTCTGAGAAGAAGCGTCTGAATGATACCATTGTTGCGTTCAACTCCTGGACTGGTACTCTGAACAATATCGATAACAAGCTCAAGAACCGTAACACGCTGTATGATATGTTGGATCAGGGTAACGCAGGTATCCACAACTCCATTTGGCGTGGTGACCACCTTGGTACGGTTCTGAGTACTGACCAGCAGTCTGCTATCCGCGCAGGAACTTTCCGAGGGATCTATGTCGGAGACTACTGGACTATTGGCGGAGTCAAGTGGCGTGTCGCAGGCTTTGACTATTGGCGCAACATCGGCCCGAGTGCTTGGGATAGGCCCCACATGGTCCTTATTCCAGATACTTCGCTAGTCAATGCACCCTGGGGAACCACAGATACCTCAGGCGGCTACATGAGTTCAATGCTGTTTAAGAAGGCTCCGGCGATTTCCAGCACAATCGACCGCCTTAAGGCGATGTTTGGTAATAATCTGAACTGCCCTTGGCACCGCGTATCGAGCTCAGCTAGTGATGGTATTGTCACGACGTGGGACTGGGAAGGCACCTCTCTGGCAGCCCTGCTGACGGAGCGTATGCTCTTTGGACAGACCGTTCAGTCATATGCTCAGGCGTACACTCAGCGTCGATATGACTTCTCGACGGCCGCTCAGGGTCAGCTTCCCATGTTTCATCTGAACCCACAGTACATCACCTCGGCCAAGACTGCTATCTGGCTCCAGGATATTGCTAATACCACGAGCGCGTTCTTCCTGGATTCCACAGGTATCGTCAATGCCGCGCCTGTCACCTACTCGTATGGGGTCCGCCCATATGTAGTCATCACCGCATAAGGAAACCATGCAGCACTTCAGCTTCAATCCTTTGCTGGACATTATGATCGCAATAGTACTGTCTCTCTTTGGATCCTCAGGGTTCTGGCTGTATATGCAGCGGAGGCAGGAACGAACGTCCGCAACCACACGGTTGTTGCTGGGTATGGCGCATGATCGAATTGTGTATGTAGGAAAGACATACATCCACCGGGGGTTTCTCACTCTTGACGAGTATGAGGACTTCATGAAGTACCTCTACGAGCCCTACTCCGAGTTTGGAGGTAACGGGCTTGCCGAAAGGATCGTTGATGAGGTAAAGAAGCTCCCGGTGGTCCCCTCATCCCGTCCACCAGCAAAGAGAAGTAAACAAAATGGCCAAGCATCTCAAGGAGAGTAACATGCAGAACCGTTCCTACGACATCCTCAAGTGGATTGCTCTGGTCGCCCTCCCGGCTACCTCAGCTCTGTATCTCACGTTGGCTGCTCTGTGGAATCTCCCGAACCCGACTGAGGTCGCTGGGACTATTGCTGCAATTGACACCTTCCTGGGTGTTCTGCTGGGGGTTTCCTCCGCCAAGTACACTGGGAACAACGTATCTGGGACCCTCCATGTCTCGGAGAACCAGGACATGCACGCCGCATTCGAGCAGCCGGTTGCAGAGATGCTCCGGAATGGGAAGGTGACTCTGGACGTCAAGCAGGTTTAAGCGAGAAAAACCTGGCCTATATTGAACCCCTAGAAAGGAGCCACACATGAAGACCGACCCTATCCAGGACACTATTGAAGCCGCTCTCAAGGAAGCCGAGCTCCACGATCCTGCTAGTGAGGACTACACTACTATCGCTCGAAACGTCGAGACTCTTGCTAAAGCCAAAGCTCTTGGTGAAAGCAAGAAGCTCAGCAAAGATGCGATACTAGGTGCAGCCACCTCATTCGCAGGTATCTTGGCCGTGCTCCACTATGAGCGCCTTGCAGTGGTCTCCTCCAAGGCATTCGGACTCATCATGAAGGTTAAACCCTTCTGAGATTCGTCAGGCCCCCTGTGCTATACGCATGGGGGGCTTGGCTTATCTTTTTTTTCGCAAAAATAACACGCACTATATTGAAGACCCTACTCTGAAAGGACACACTCATGTTCACTCTCGTTGCTCTCATCGCTATGCCATTCGTCATCCTCAGCGCCCTGCTGCTGGTTGCCGAGGCATTCGGTAAGAAGAAGCAGTGGAACTGATATCCCTACTACCTTCAGCCAAAGATCCCGCCATGGGATCTAGGCTTTTCTTTTTTTTTTCGCGAGATAATCCACGTGTATATTGAAGACCCTACTCTGAAAGGACACTACAATGACACTCGCCGCTATCATCGCCATTATCATCCTGTCCGTTCTTCTGACTGCCGCTATTGGTACAACTCTCTTCTTTATCTACGTCGCCTACCTCATGACTGAGGAGCGAGACAGTTTCGAGAGGAAGTACAAGAAGGCACTTGCATCTAAGAACGTTGACTGGAGTCTCAATAATGACAATGCAGTCAGTGATTTCTTGAAGTTGTACAACTCCATCAAGGAGAAGTGACTTCATCTCTATAGCCCCTAACAAGGGCTATAGGCTTTCGCGAAGCATTCTAGGCCTATATTGAAGACCTACGAAAGGAAGCACTATGCTTTACATTGCTCTCGCTATCACCTCTTTGCTCACCCTCTTCTATGGAATCGCCTACAACGAACAGCTCCACAAGACATCTGTATATCGAAACAAAGTCGACTGGTTGCTGTGCGACAACAAGATTCTGAAGGAGAAACTTGACAAGCTAAAGAGAGAACAAGAGCTTGATAAGCTCCCGCTCTACCGACGCTAGTCTACTGCCGTACCCCATTAACTTGGGGTATAGGCTTTCGCGATAAAAACTGGCCCTTATATGAGACCCCTCTATCTGAAAGGATACCACCATGGACACCAACGACACTGCTACCGACGCCCCTGTTGTCGAGTTCAAGTTCCACAAGGAGAACCTCATTCCCGCACTCAAGCGAAACGCCAAGAAGATCGCTGCTGGAGCTGCTATCTTTGCAGCCTCTGCCGCGCTCACCGTCATGGCAATTCGCTCTGTGCCGGAGATCGAGAATCCTGAGGAACTCGAGCACGACGACTTGGACGAAGCGGACGACGTCGAGTCCGACGACTCTGAAGACTGACATCTCACCCCTATAGCCCCTAACACGGGCTATAGGTTTTTTTTTGAAAGGAGCACACCATGGACAAACTCTTCAAGTTCATTTTTCTTGCCGGGCTAACGGCTTTTCACGCTGCATTGATGTGGGTGATCTGGGACAAATTTCCAGCACCATTACCTGAGCGAGTGTTCTTCCAAGTCACACTTGGGCTTGTAGGAATTGGCTTAATCAGCTTTATCGCTATGGAAATGGATGATTGATATGAGTAATTCTGAAGTCGGAATCGCCACAATTATTCTGCTGCTATTCCTAATCTTGCTGGGTCTCTCGTCTGCAATCTTGATTATTGCAACTCTCCCGATCCTAATTAAGATTGCCCTTGGGATATGCGTCATGGTCACCACTTTCTTGAGCGGGTTCATATTCCTCATCCTCATCTCTGAGTGACGCGAGAAAAACGGGGTGTATATTGAAACCCCTCCGTTTGAAAGGACACACTCATGACCCGCATCGTTGTTTCTGTTGTCAAGACCTCACTCTTCTTCCTCGGTATTGTTCTCGCCTCTTGCTTTATCGGCAGGGGCGCAAACAACCGGATGAAGCACGTGCTGTCTGTTCAGCAGCGCTACGTTAACCGACGTGAGCGCCGACTCAATCGCTGGTAATCCAGCTCTATACCCCTACATGGGGTATAGACTTTGCCCAACAAGAAAGGAGACACAATGCTGACCATTTTGCTTGGTCCAAGCTGTTCGGGCAAAACTACATTCCAGAAGGATCTCGTGAAGGAGGGATTCTATGCTGTTCGATCTGCCACCACACGCCCTCGACGTATGGGAGAAGACGCTTCTGCCTACTTCTTCCTCAAGGATCCTGCCTTTGCAGAGTGGGAACGAAAAGGAGATCTTATCTGTACTGAGGTCTTCCGCGGCTGGCTATACGGAGTTCCGCGTGACGAGGTTGCCCGACGGCACGACCGGCCTAATCGAACTGTCATCCTCACCGTCGGAGGAACCATGGAATTCCTGGCTAGACACACAGATATCATCGTCGGAGACTCGTTGTCCGTCCTATATCTCGGCGTTGATGGACCAACAGCAGAAGCAAGAGCCTACCAGCGAGGAGACTCCCGACGAGAGTACCTCCGTCGAATGGCTGCAGACTCGGTTGACTTCCGACACTTCCCTAAAGAGAACGGTACTTGGGAGTTTACCCCGGACTTTATCCTCGCTTGCGTCGGCAATCCAGAAAATTGGAAGCTCACTCCACAACTGAAGAAACTTGAAAGGAAGCACTCATGACTATCATCTGGTGGACACTCTATATTCTCGGGGCAATTACAATCCTCATCTTGTGGATCAATCTCATGGCCATCATATTCCGAGTATTCACATATATTCTCAAGAAAGAGTGGTGTAAAGTTAAGGTCATTGAGGGACCTCCTGGACCTCAGGGACCGCAAGGCCCCCGCGGAAGTGAGGGACCTAAGGGCGAAATGGGGCTGTCTGGCAGTTTCATCTTTAACAGCGATGCCAAGCGACTCATCAAACAGTATATGGGTGAGCAGGGACTCCTTGGACGAAAGGACATCGAATCTCTTATCCGAATGGAAGTTGCCGCTGGTCTCACCAAGCTGTCTCTCGAAATGGCTCGACAAGAAAAGACTAAGAAGGAGGAGAAGTGATCAATGCGAACGATTGTGCGCGACTTATCAAGGCAAACGCGCCGGCTATTCTCACGGCCTCGGCATGCGTCGGGACCATTGCTACGGCCATCCTCACGGCGAAGTCTACAACGCTCGCAGTTGAGAAAATCGCTGACTACTGTGAGGCCAATCTTCGCTCACCCGAAGACCTCTCGTGGAAGGAGAAGTTTTCAGTATCGTATCGAGTATATATTCCCCCGGCCATTGTAGGCGTATGCACTCTGGTATCGATTATCGCGGCGAACCGTATCCAGTATGCTCGTGGAGCGGCATTCGCACTTGCATACTCAGGTAGCGAAGCGGCGTTTAGACGATACCGCGAGGCGGTGTCGTATGTGGTTAAACCGAAGGACGTACAGAAGATTACATCCCGCGTTGCAGAGAAATCGGTTCAAGAGGCTCCTAAGCCAGTTCCCGGAACTGTACTTGTGGCCTCATCAGGAGACGTTCTGTGCTATGATGTTTTCTCGGGTCGGTATTTCCGATCAGACATTGAAACCATTCGCCGAGTTGAGAACAATATCAACGGACAGCTTAACACAGACTCGTACGCTTCCCTTAACGAATTCTACTCCGGACTTGGTCTGCCGCCAATTGCCGCCGGTGAGCTTGTTGGATGGTCTGATCCCAACTCACTCAGTGTGGAATTCGGATCTCAGCTCGACGCAAAAGGGCAGCCTGTCCTGACTGTCGATTTCCTAGTCTCGCCGAAGGAGAATTACTTCAAGCTCGCGTGACAAACCACGGGTATAATGAACCCCCACTTGAAAGGACCCCAAAATGTTCATTCTGCCCTACACCTCTCACCAGTCCACCTGGCTCGCTGGAAACAACATCGTTTCCGGTAAGTCTCAGGACGACGAGAAGACCGAACGTTCGACCAAGTGACACTCCTATATCCCTATCCTGGGATATAGGCTTTTGACTGAAAGGAAACCACATGTTCAAGGCCACTATCCGAGCCCGAAGCCTCTTCAACGACGAGATTACCACTCAGACTCTCTACTTCAACATGTCCCGTCGAGAGATGATGGACTTCGTCAAGAAGTATGATGGGATCAATTCTTTTCGAGAGTATCTCAACTCGGCTAAGACTGCTGAAGACGTCTACGCCATTGTCGAGTTCATCGACGATGTTCTGGGCTCTGCGTATGGTGAGCGTCAGGGAGAGCGCTTCGTCAAGTCCGAGGTTATTCGAGACAACTTCCTCAATGGCCCCCTCTATGAGGCACTATTCGAGAAGATGCTCAATGATGGCAACTTCGCTGTTGATCTCCTGACCGGTATCTTCCCTGAGAAGATCATGGAGCAGGTCAAGAAGGACGAGGAGTTCCAGAAGGCTCAGCAGAAGCTGGAGGAGCTTACAAGCAACTGATCATATTCGGAGGGGGCCTGGAGAAATCTGGGCCCCCTCGCTCCTGAAAGGACACACTATGGCGAATGCACCGATTCGTCCCAACCTACCCTCAAACAGCAAGACAACCGAACGCAAGAAGCTCGATCAGGTCACAAAGGCCCCCGTCACAAAGAAGAAGTCTGGGTTCGCTACAAAGGCATTCTCAGCTTTCGTCGGAGAGGACATCCACAATGTCGGCGAGTATCTCATCTACGACGTTGCTATCCCGGCACTCAAAAACACGCTATCAGACCTTGTTTCGCAAGGCGTGGAACGTCTCCTATTCGGAGAGTCAACTCCTAGGTCAGCACGTTCCTCATCCGGAGGATCCAGGATTTCTTACGGCTCTTACTCTCGGAACGGAATGTCACCGGGCTCTTCTCGACCTGCATCTTCTCGGAATCGGCGTTACCATGACTTCTCCGACATCGAGCTGGAATCCCGAGACGAAGCCTACCTCGTTCTCAACCGCCTTGAGGACATTATCGACGAGTACAACCTCGCCACCGTGGCCGACTTGTACGACCTCTGTGGTATCACGACCGAGTATACCGATGAAAACTGGGGATGGACTTCGTCCCGGAACATGTCGGTGATTCGTAGCCGTCATGGCTACATGCTTCAGCTTCCGAAACCAGATCACGTGAGCTCACGATGAATCCTAGACAGATCCGGCTAGAACTCATAGCCGCATTCCCATATTCAGACAAGTGGCGTCGCCGTGTTGAACGCATGGAAGACGACCAGGTAATCGCAATCTACTTCAGACTCAAGAAAGCAGGACGTATCAAATGAATCTCTCCGTATTCACTCGAGTTGCTGGTCGAGCTGGACTGGTGCTCAGTAAGCACGCTCCCACAATTCTGACTGCCGCTGGAACTGCTGGTTTCATCGGCACCACTATCCTGGCATCCAAGGCCACCCTCAAGGTCGAGGAGACCCTCGCTGAGGAAGCCGCTATGCTCGTTAAGGTGCACGAGGCGGTTGAGGACGGAAAGCTGACTGACAAGGATGCTCTCCACGACAAGACCATCCTCTACACCCGGATGTTCACCAAGCTCGCCAAGCTGTATGCCCCGGCGCTTATTCTTGGCACTGCATCTATCGTATCCCTGGCTACTGGCCATGGGATTATGCTTAAGCGGAACGCCTCCCTTGCTGCAGCGTATGCCGCTGTCGACCAGGCCTTCAAGACCTACAAGAAAAAGGTCGAGGAGAAGTTCGGTAAGGAGGCGGTCCTCGAGGCCATCCATGCCAAGACCCAGGAGGAGCTCACGGGCGATTCCGTGGATCTCGAGGCCGTTGCGAACACGGATGGAGGTGTTTCTCCCTACGGGGTGGTGTTCGGCCCCGACAACCACAACTGGTCCGCTGATGAGGATCTCGCAAAGCTGCACCTGGACTGCCAGCAGCAGTATGCGAATGATATTCTTCAGTCCCGCGGACACATCTTCCTCAATGAGGTCTACAAGATGCTCGGATTCCCTCACACGCCTGCTGGTGCTGTCACTGGCTGGGTCAAGGGTAACGGAGATGACTTCGTCGACTTCGGGATCTATGATGGTATGTTCGAGGGTGAGGACCAGAACGGTCGTCTTGTGACGAAGTGGGCGCTGGACTTCAACGTCGATGGCGTCATGTACGACAAGATCTGAGGTCTCCATGCTTGACAAGATTCTATATTTTGCAGCGGGGGCGATCTCCGGTGGTGTTGGTGTTTACATTGTCCTTGCTCGTAAGTTCGAGAAGGATTTCCAGGAAGCAACGATTGAGATTAACAAGGAGCTGAAGGAAATTGCTGAGTCGCGACACAAAGATCCGGTGGGAGAGGGAACTGATTCTCCGAGTAGCGAACCCGATCCTGAGTCAGTGGTACAGGACATTCTTGTGGATTACTCTCCGACTCCTGTGGAGGATTCCGACCAAGAAGAAGAAGTAGTCAAGCGGACACTCGATAGGCAGCACTTCGAGGCCTACCAGATCACTCGTGAGGAGTATCTGGCTAAGGATCACCAAGAGCATGTCGAGCTGACATATTACATGGAAGACGATGTCTTCGCTGATAATCGTGGAGTTCCGCTCGCCAATACCGAGTGGTTCGACAACATCATCAGCGGAGTATCTGCCTCTGATTCCATAATCTATGTCCGGAGCATGAGCCGCCACGCGGACTTCGAGATCACCCTTCTCGATGATTCCTACGAGCACTCAGTTCTCGGGGTTCAGCCTTATGAGGACTAACCATGATCGAGGCGGCTCCTGACAATTCATATTTTGACTGGCTGGTTGATCGAACGGGGGATACTCGGCGCGCTGAGTCCCCCGATCAATCATATTTGCAGCTACTCGAGATCATGCACCAAACCCCATTCCGAGTAACGATTGCCAATGACATCAATCGTGCTCAGGATGGAATCGACTTACGTAAGGAATTCCTCAAGGAGAACCGAGACGTATCTTATGTCTGGCTCTGTGAGACGGAATGCTCGATGCTCGAGATGTTCATCGCTTTGGCCGAGCGTATGGACATGATGCTCGAGGATGATGATACACCATATTCTCTGGAGTGGTACTTCTGGGAGATGGTGAAGAACTGCGGCCTCTACGATTACAACGATGAGGCACTGTTCAATCCCCGCTGCGAGGAAGAAGTCGACTCTATCCTTGATCGGATTAATGCACGGGACTACACGAAGCTGGGGCACGGATCCATGTTTCCGCTTCGAGCCATTCCTTTGCATGGCGCACGTGATATGCGAAAGGCCGAGATCTGGGCCCAGATGAACGCCTACGCAAATGAACATTACATGTAAGGAGTCTCATGGATTTCTACCGAATCTGCGAGCGAGTTAAAAACGGAAAGGTAGAGATCTATCCCGAGTTCCTGGTCTGCAGATCCAGGGACATACTCATTCAAGGGGGAGACTTCCAAGCCGTATGGAATGAGGAGAAAGGTCTTTGGTCCACAGATGAGTTTGACGTCGCTCATATTGTGGACAAGGACCTCTTCTCATACCAGGCGGAGAAGAAGGGATCGATCGATACTGTCGTGAAGCCCTTGGCCAATTATAGCAATGGTGGATGGACTAGCTTCCAGACATGGAAGAGTCGCCTCCCTGACAATGGCCACGAGCTGAACACAAAACTCATATTTGCAGATACAGCTTCTAGAAAGGAAGACTATGGTACCGCTCGACTACCCTACTCATTGGAGGATGGTACACCGGACGCTTGGGGAAGACTTATTGGAGTTCTATATGATGAGGACGCTCGAAGAAAACTTGAGTGGCTCATCGGATCGATCGTTGCTGGTGACTCAAAACGGATACAGAAGTTTGCCGTCCTATATGGTCCCCCAGGATCTGGTAAGTCTACCGTGCTTAACATCCTGGAGCTTCTATTCCAAGGGTACACAACTACGTTTGATGCGGGCGCTCTTGGATCCCGTAGCGATCAGTTCTCAACCTCTTCCCTCGCCAAGAGTTCGCTCGTGGCTATCGATCAGGATGGGGACCTATCAAGGATTGAGTCTAATGGGCTTCTTAACAGTGCCGTGGCACATGAGACCATCCTCATCAATGAGAAGGGGGTCAAACGCTACCCTAAGCGAATCAATGCGATACTATTTATCGGCACTAACAAACCGGTTAAGATCACTGATTCCAAGTCGGGGTTGATTCGAAGGCTCATCGACATCTCCCCTACCGGAGAAACTGTCCCAGCTGATGAGTATCAGACTCTGATGACTCAGATCCAGGACGAACTCGGGAAGATCGCTAATCATTGTCTTGAGGTGTATCGTAGTCTCGGTAGGCATTACTATGATGCGTATATGCCTCAAGACATGATGCTTAGAACAAATGTGCTCTACAACTTTGTTGAGGAAAACTACCTCCTATTCAAGTCCGAAGAGTACATCAGTCTCGCAATGGCCTATAAGCTGTATAAGGAGTACTGCAGTGAGAGTAATATCCCGTATCCGAAAAGTAGGTACATCTTCAGGGAAGAGCTCAAAGATTACTTCGATGGCTTCCACTCTCGAGTACGATCCGGAGACGATAGACTACGCAATGTGTATACCGGCTTCCGGCATTACCTACTGGATTCTCCAGAACTCGAGGCTGTACCCGAGAACCCGTATAGGCTCGACCTCGATCATACCGAATCCTTGCTCGATGAGCTCCTAGCAGAGTGTCCCGCTCAGCAGGCAGGGCCAAACGATACTCCACAATACCGATGGAAGAACGTTCATACCCTGCTGAAAGACATCGACACTCACGAGACCCACTATGTGAAAGTCCCGGAGAATCATATTGTCATCGACTTTGACATCAAGCGGGACGGTAGGAAGGACCTTAATCGAAACCTTCAGGAGGCCTCCAAATGGCCCCCAACCTATACCGAGACTAGTAAAGGTGGAAATGGAGTTCACCTCCACTACATCTACGACGGGGATCCTTCCGAATTGGCAAGGCTCTACGCAGAAGACATTGAGATCAAGGTCTTCACGGGAGATTCCTCTCTGAGACGGAAGGTAACTCACTGCAACAACATTTCGGTAGCGCATATTTCAGAAGGGCTGCCATTGAAGGAGCGAAAAGTGATAAACAAGGCCACCATGGCCAACGAGAAGAAACTCAGGGAGTTGATTGAGCGGAATCTGCGCAAGGAGATCCACCCTGCTACGAAACCCTCAGTCGATTTCATCGCCAAGATCCTCCGAGATGCTAAAGAGCAGGGGATGATCTATGATGTCAAGGATCTGAAGCCTCGTATTCTGGCATTCGCCATGAACTCGACGAATCAGTCTGAGGCTGCAATCAAGACCGTCATGGAGATGCCGTTTACCAATGAGGATCCTGACGAGAAGGTTATTGGTTTCCCAACTGATGAGTTGGTGTTCTTCGACTGTGAGGTCTTCCCCAACCTGTTCATTGTTAACTGGAAGGTGAAAGGCAATCCGGTTGTCCATCGGATGATCAATCCCAAGCCTGAGGAGATCGAGGCGCTCATTGAAATGCGTCTCATAGGCTTCAACTGCCGGAAGTATGACAACCATATTCTCTATGCACGCACTCTTGGGTTCAACAATGCCAAGTTGTATGACTTGAGTAAGCGGATTATCGAGAATAGTCTTACTGCCGGCTTCGTTGAGGCGTACAACCTCTCGTATGCTGATGTGTATGACTTCGCAGCGACTAAGATGTCCCTCAAGAAGTGGGAGATCGAGCTTGGGCTACACCATCAGGAGCTCGGTATTCCTTGGGACGAGAATGTCCCCGAGGAGCGTTGGGAGGAAGTAGCAGAATACTGTGATAATGACGTTATCGCCACGGAAGAGGTCTTCGATCACCTCCACGCAGATTGGCAGGCTCGCCTTATGCTGGCCAAGCTTTCTGGTCTGACTCCGAATGACACCACAAACAAGCATTCCCAGCACATCATATTCGGGAAGAACAGGAACCCACAAAGTGAATTCGTTTACACCGATCTCAGTAAGCAATTCCCTGGCTATCAATACGCTTTCGGCAAATCTATATACCGCGGTGAGGAAGTCGGGGAAGGCGGATATGTCTACGAGGAAGAGGGGATCTGGGTCGACGTCGCTCTTCTCGACATTGCGAGCATGCATCCCACTTCAATCGAGTGTCTCAACCTCTTCGGAGACAGATACACTAAGCGTTTCAGCGAGATCAAGCGAGCCCGAGTAGCAATCAAACACCATGATGATGACACGGCACGGAAGCTTCTAGATGGGGCTCTCTCACAATTCCTTGATGAGGGAGTTGACTATGAGGCACTGGCCTTCGCTCTCAAGATCGTCATCAACTCGGTGTACGGCCTAACTGCGGCAAAGTTTGCCAACCCCTTCAAGGACCCCCGCAATGTGGACAACATTGTCGCCAAGCGTGGCGCTTTGTTTATGGTGGATCTGAAGCACTTCGTCCAAGAGCAGGGCTTCGACGTATGCCACATCAAGACCGACTCCATCAAGATCCCGAGAGCCACTCCCGAGATCATCGAGAAGGTCATGGAGTTCGGCAAGAAGTACGGCTACACCTTCGAGCACGAGGCCACCTACGACCGCATGTGTCTTGTGAATAAGGCCGTGTATGTCGACTACTGCGATGGGAAGTGGGGCGCTACTGGCGCTCAATTCCAGCACCCCTACGTCTTCAAGGAGCTCTTCACCAAGGATGAGCTCACAATTAAGGACGTAGCGGAAACCAAGAGTGTCACAACCGCTCTGTACTTGAACAATGGATCTGAAGAGAATCCAGAGATGGAGTTCGTCGGTAAGACCGGCGCCTTCGTCCCCGTAAACCGTGGAGGCGGGATCCTACTCCGCGAGAAAGATGGTAAGTTCCATGCCGCATCAGGCAGTACCGGTCACCGTTGGGTACAATACGAGTCCTTCAAGAACGCTCACCCCGACGACTGGAAGGAATGGGTCGACTGGAGTTACTTCGAAGGTCTTGCAGAGTCTGCGAAGGCTGCAATCGAGGCCTACGGAGACTTTGAGTCCTTCGTACTTGGAGCTTGACGCATACGATTGGAGTATTGGTACTGATGGCTAAGAACCCGCCTTACGTCGAGAAGCCTCTCAAGGAGCGTATTCCTGAGCTGGATGACCCCATTATCTACGGAGTGGATCAGCCGCATGTCACGCTGACTGTCTATTCGAGTGAGGGGTGTGTCAAGAAATATTGGAATGCCCGGATCCTCAAGGATGAACTTGGGTATGTTCGAATCGCATGCCCCCGTGATGAGAAGATCCTGTACTTCAACTGGTTCAAGTGGAGTGCGTATTTCTTCTTCCAGTCTGGGATGGAGGAGCTCGTAATGATGCCAGACGCATCCCGTCGTTCTCTACTAACTCTTACCAAGAAGGAGGTGAAGTGATATGTGTGGACATTGGGTTTGGTACCGATTCGGTTGGTATTACTACCGGATCTGGCTCCAGGATGCGGCTTGCGGCCGTGTCAACCGTACCTGATATATGCTGACAAAAATCCCCCGGGTCTGTAAGAGGGCCC